GCTGCATCAGCTTCACTCCCGCTTTACATAATCATTCCTGCTGTCCTTAGCTTTACCTTGCTGAACAAAAGTAAGGACTAGGTGAACAATAGCTAACTGCTACTTTTCTGCCCTAGTCCTTTACCTTGCTACCTTGACACTGCCCTAGTGATTGTACTCTACTTTACACTCTTCCGGTGTGCTTGAGTAAAGCTGTTCTTATCTGATACCTCCAATTCTTGTCAGTGCTGGAGTCATACGCAGCCTTTAGTGACTGGCCTGCATAGGCAGAACCGGCCTTTACTGTGCCATTAGTTCCATCGCCAAAGGTGGCTGACTCACCTACCTCAGCTATCATGGCCTCAGTTGAGATATCAAACTTCTTTCCGCCGCCTGTAGATGCAGGTTTGGCTTCTTTACTGCCTTCAGTTCTGGCTTTGGCTTCTTTTGCCTGCCCTTTCATCAGCCTGATACTGACTGCATGGCCTGACTCAGCGCCGAAGTCATTGCTATACCATACTCCATCTGCCACATCCAGTTCAGTTCCTGTCACTTCGGCCAGCAACTCATCCAGCTTATTCTGGTCATCTTCAGTAATTGCCTCGCCCCGAGTAAGTATATCCACCACCTTATCGAATATGGATTTAACTTTTGCCGTAACGCCTGCAATAGCATCTTGTTTGGCCTTGAGTTCTGCGGCTTTAGCATCGGACTCAGCCTTGACTAGTTGATTGGCCAGCTTTGACACCTGCTTCCAGTCTTTATTGGCAGTAGCTGTCCCCATAGCTTCCTGTATCTGGTCAATAGTCATGACCACTGGTGCAACAACTGTTGTTTGTTTAGTTTCATCCGCCATTTAAATCGCCTCCATGAGTGCCAGCATATCTGCTATGTCTGGGCTTATCTCAAATTATGTTACAATTATAGCACATTTAAATGGCAGTGTCAAGGGGAAGTATAATAGCTGTAACTTTCGCTATAGCTATCTTTTGCCCAACAAGGTAAAGCTAAGTTAGCTTATCAATAGTTATGACTTGTTACAGTCCTTCCTATTGTTACAACACTTCATCGGTTGCCGTCCTTCAGCCATGAGTGACCATGGGCTTCTGAATTGGTCAAGGCTTGCGTAGACCTATACGTATCACCTATGCCAGCTATATTTATTTTAGAGTTTGGCGGAAGCAAGTCCGCTTCAATCAACCATGAGCACCTCCGTTTTTTGAACTTGATACAGCTTACCACGAATAAAAACAACTAATCAAGGCAGGTGTCAATCAATGGCGGACAATGGCGGGTAGTCCAGAACCATAGCCATTCATGCAAGGCCTCATTTCTGGCCAGTTTCAGCTATTTTGACGATATTTGAGGCATATATCTATTGTTACTATCTCATGCGCTAGTCATATACGATAACACCTGGGTATGGCTGCATCAAGCTCCTGTACCCCTAGACAGGTGTCCACTGGACATAGCGCCATTGTCTAGGCATACCCAGGCGGCATGCCATACGAACATTTGTTCTGGAGGTACGGTATACGGACTTTTATATGTAGCTACCTATTGTTATACCCTGCTGGCGAATTCTGTATTTTGAGATTTTGAACTTTAGCTTTTCTGTTCCGTAATCCGTCAGTAAGCGGACTGCAAAACAAATAGCCCCAGGAAAGCGGTAAGGCCATCCTGCACAAAAAACAAAAGCCCGAAGGAAGTTGTTAGCTTCCTAGGGGCTACGCACCAAAAGAATGAGTAATAGGATGTAGTTAAATATGAAATGGCTGAACCTGAAACTAAATTCCATGCAGTAGACAGAGCTGTATTAGTCAGCAGCACCTCCAGTATAGACAACAGGCATAACAGATGGCCTGCGCTGAGTGTTGTCTGCCGGATGCTCAGTGCCCCGAAGAGGCATTAAGGGGAGGCTAGAGTTGCCTTCCATTATTCACCATCCTTATCAGGAATAAATACTAATGTGCCTTTTAAAAATGCTTTAGTCCATGCGGCAGGAATTTTAATAGTAATAATATCATCATCAGAAAGACCGATGTTTAGATGGGCTAGACTCTGTTCCTTAAGAGCATTCAGCATGGCATCGGCTCCGGCTTCATAACTGGCTTTGTTTAAGATATCCTGAGTGCTACCTTCACCACTTTTTATAGTAACCTCAGGTTGTTCCCATCCTTCAGGGCGATATTTAGTCATTAGTGATTCTCCTTTGCAAGATTGATTAGTTTATCCTTAGCCGCCTGATGTGCGGAGATGAGTCTGCTATATCCTTCTGCTGCACCAAAGTCTCTGAATAGCTCCTGCATCTCCATTTGACCGGCAGAGTCAGCGGGAATCCACTTGAGCCGATTGCAGTAGAGACATCTCCACACTATGCCATCAGCAGTTTTCTGCTCTGACACTGGCCTCAACCAATGGGAATGAGTCGGCGAATTGACACAGGAGTAGCCAGGCCATTCAGTGGCAGTAGCGGATAAGTCTGTGCTGCTTCCATTTCCTCCAGCTCTGTCAGACTTGTGTCGAGTTGGTCGGCTTCTGACTCTTCCTTTGCTATGAGGTTGCTTGACTGCTCTGGGCTGCTCAGTTCCTCTTTCATCTCCCTCGGCATCCAGGAAGGAGGAACTCCTCCCAGTGGAGCTATTGCGTCTTTCAGCTCCTCCAACTGCTGGCCTATCCTGGACACCTTCATCCATGAGCCGAGAGGTCTGCTGGATACTGTGTCCGTTGCAAGCTTCTCCATCTCTTCGCTGAGCAGTTGCACTAATCTTGCATGGCGCTGAAGGAGCTTCAATCGCTTCTGCCTTAATTCTAGCGGTAGTAGTAATGTCTTTCCTCCTCGAGTTTCCACTTCTGGACTGCGCATATGAAGTGCAGCCAGTCCCTGTTCCACCCAACAACATACCCCATCCTCCCTTTCTCCATGCCAGTAGAAGTGCTTTACAAAGCGGAGAGTCTTTTGAGTTGAGTCCTTATTTAACACTAGCCACAGCTTTCCGTGAACCATAGGGGAGTGGACTTCAATCTGCCTCCCGCAGTGGGAACACTTTGCAGTCCGCTTGCACCGAGTAAACCATACATCCATAAGATAGATAGCCCTCCCCATAGATTTCTGTTTCCGCTATTTGCTGTGCTTCTCCAGCTTGGATAGGATAATTATACCACAAAGGAAACAGCTTGTCAAATGATGAGGAGGATAAGTTGTATAAATAGCTATCCGCTTTTATACTTGACACAGCCAGTACTTAATGGTATACTTAGCCAAAGGAGAATAAATATGAATGATATTACTCCAAGTAATCATCCTCTTGACCCAGATAAGAGTTATAAGAATGACATAACTATTGCTGCTCCACAGTTGACAAGGACTAATAAGCAGACACTGCCGAGGGAGAATAAAGAAACAGCTATTGCTAGCAGTATTATCCCCTGGCCTTATGATGATAATAAAAGTATGTACTTAGGCTGCAGGGCTTGTGGATTTTCAGTCAGAGAAGCCATGAGAGCGGTGGGAGTCAGTAAAGGGGCAGTATCTAATTGGCGAGCTGAGGATGCAGAGTTTGTCCGCATTGAGAATAATCTGCCTGAAATCAGGAAAGCATTGGCCAAAGACTATATTGAGCTGGAGTTCCTCCGCAACTTCCGCATGGTGTTAGAGAAGGATAGAAGGGTGCTGGAGAAAGCCTTGGGCTACATCATCAAGTGGAATGAAGAGGAAGGAAAGAATGAAGTCCAAGAGCTAAGCAGAGAGGAACATGACTATCTGCTGAAGATGAGAAGCCAGTATACTCCAGAATCCTTTAAGGCATTGGAGACTATTGTCGGTCATAGTGAAGGCTTCAACTTCACCGACATGGTGAGTGGAGTAGACTTTACCCAAGTAGTGGGGCAAAGGACAACTACAATAACCGAAACTCTTGCTGCAAGGAAGACAGAATGACAAGCAGCAGAAAATCTGACTCCTCCCGCAGGAATGCCACTAAGGCGCATACGAGTAGGATAAGAATGAGAGAACCTCGCTCCCCTGGAAGAGTTAGGCCCATACGGCAACCCAGAACTTTATAAAGGAGATGTCTCATTATGGAACAAGGATTTCTGGATGCACTGATTAGCGGAGGACCAGTTGCAATACTGGCATTTATTATCTGGATACAATCGAGGGCAGACGGAAAGCAGAATAGAGATCAATGGCAAACTACTTGCAAAGAACTGATGGATTTGAAGAGAGATGATATCAGAAGCAGAGACTCCAACACCAAGGCCATGCAAGAGTTGACGGATACTGTGAAGATCGCCTCCAACGGAAGGATAAAGCTATAGTGAGGACAGAACAAAGCAGAATGACTCAGGCGGAGGCACTGGCCTTTATCTTATCGGATAAGAAGAGAAGGCTGGAGACTTTGCTAGAGGTTGAAGATAAGAGCAGGAAACTTGTCCCCTTCAAGCTGAATAAGATTCAGGACAATATGCTGTTGTCGGCGACAGGCAGAGATATCTATGTCAAGCCTGCACAGATAGGGGCTACTACACTCTGGGCTGGAGATTTCCTGCTGGATAATATAACTATTAACGGCACAACGAGTGTTATAGTCAGTTATGATGAGTTTAGCGCAGGAAGATTATTGCTGAAGGCAAAGAAGTTCTACCAATGCCTGCAGAGAAGGATTCCTACCATCCCCAAGCTAGACCACAAGAGTACTACTGAGCTGAGTTTTGAAGGCAAGGATAGTAAAGGTAGATCAAACTTCTACAGCACCTTTTATGTGTTCAGTTCAAAGAGCTATGTAATTGGAAGAGGAGAGCCAATACATAATCTATTGCTGGATGAGTTTGCCTTCTATCCTGAAGAGACGCCGGAGTTGATATTCGCTAGTGCAGTAAAGAGAGTGCCTCTTCTGAAGAACACCAAGATTGTCATTCAGTCTACTGCTAATGGAGAAGATAATAAGTTCCACGAAATCTATGCCGCAGCAAAGGAAAGGGCGGCTATAGACAGAGTAATCTTCATGCCGCACTTTTATCCTTGGTATATACATGATGAGTTTGAAATGCAGCCAGATGGAGACTTTGTACTTCCAGGGGATGATAAGTACCCGCTAGAGAATATTACTGCAGAAGAGAGCACACTACTCAAGCGCTTCTGGCTCTTGAATATAGACGAAATGTCTGGCCACAATAAGCTCAGGTGGAGAAGATACAGCATTGAGGAAATGCGCAGCCTGAGCAGGAGTGGAGAGAACATTAAATCCTTCCAGCAAGAATGCCCCGAAGATGATGAGACATGCTTCATCAGTACAGGCAATACCGCCTATGACACTAATATAATTCAGGATAAGATAAGACAATGCTATCCTGCGCCAGAAGGAAAGAATCTTGTAAATACTAAAGGCGTCTCCGCCCATGTAGATATCTGGCATCCACCGGAGCAAGGAATAGGCTACATTATAGGCTGTGACCCAGGAAAGGCAAAGACCTCTGAATCTGTAGCCTCAGTCTGGACCTTCAAGGATGGTTATGTGGATAAGAGTGGGAAGGAAATCAGTCCTGAATTCCTCCACTGTGCTACTTTAGCCGGTTGGTATGACGAGGCAGAGTTCGGTGAGTATTGTAAACTGCTTGGGCACTACTATAATGAAGCAGTCCTTGCCCCGGAGGATAATCTGGATTTAGTCAGTCATGTAAGAGACTATGCAAGTCTATATTATAGAGAAGATCTGAAGAATGGCAAATTATTGAGAGCTATAGGTTGGCAGACTAATGTCAGAACTAAGCCTTACATGATTTCGGAAGTGAATAGATACTTGGAATTTCTTGACTGCCTTGACCAGCGCTTCTGGGAGCAGCTAAAGAATGTGAAGCGAGATAGGACAGTTAAGTCTGGTATAACAGTTATAGGCAGTGAAGATCATCATATGGCAGGCGGGATTGCTATAGTATGCAGATCAGCTATGCCAGTACAGAGAGGTTACATAGGTAACACAGGTGACAATGGCGGGTGGGATGATAAGTGGGGAAGATAAGGAGCTTATATGGAGGATATAGTCAAGCCTGGAAGATTTAAACGCAGATATGAGGAAGTTACTGCCCTCCAGTGGTTTCCTAACCGAAAGATCGAAGGCATCCATAGCCACTACTGGTATGGAGTAAAGGCAGATGTCTACAGCATTATTGAACAAGGCGACTGGATAGTGTTTGGCGATTTTGGAGTAGAAGTGCTGAAGGACTCTGATTTCCGGCGAAAGTATGAATCTTTGGAGAATGTAAATGATAGAGCGAACTGCCCAAGCAGTAATAGCAAGGTGTAAAGAGCTACAGCGGTACTGGGCGCCTAGAGATTCTAAAATGCGCCAGTGGTATAGACTTATTCAGATGGTGGATGAGTTGAAGACTGACAAGATGGAATCGTTCGTAGGCAACGATGCCAGGGCTATGTATAATATAGTGCTGCATGTTTTGGGAGTAAAGATACCCTATAGGCTTCGGGATATAAATTCAGAAGACCCAGTCATGTCTGAAGCATCCGATAAAGTCGGGCAGTTACTTGATAAAGCCTGGAGAGATATTAATAGGCAGTTCAGGCATACTGGCCCTCGGCAGGACATAGACAGAACTATCAATGGTTTTATGCTGAGTACAGGCTGGTACTGCGTATTTGCCCCACTCTATGATGATGGTAGCAGAGCCTATGCAGAGCCTTGGAATCCTATTGATGTGTATCCAGTCTGGAATATTGAGTTCGGCCTGGCGGAAGTAGGACATATTACTAAGCTCTCTGCACAGTCGTGTAATAGATTAATGAGTAGGAACAGTTGGGGCGGAGCAAGTCTGTGGAAAGTAGATCAGGAAACCTTTGACTACTGGTGGATAGATGGAGAAGACTGGCAAGGGCAAATAGTCTGGAATGCAGTAGTTATCGGTAATGAGTTGGTGAAGTTTGAACCTACTCGCTTCAATAAGATTCCCATCTATATTGCACCGGTAGGAGGATTACCGGATACTGGAAGTCTCAGTGAAGGCTCTGACATGAGTAGCCATACTTATAATGCAGGCGGTAAAGCTGGTGGAGAAAGATGGAAAGAGGAAATTGGCCAGGCAGTAATCGCCACTAACGAGCATATATATAAAACATGGAATAAGTGGTGGACATTTAGTTTACAGTTACTGCGAGATACTGCCCAACCAAAGATATTTGAAAAGAGCAGAAGCGGCAAGGCTATAGTCAAGCCTGATGAAGTATTTAAGCGGGGAATAGTCTGGCGAGGTGGCCCTGAGGATTCAGTTGATTTTGTTACTCCTCCCTCTATGCCATTAGAGCTAAGAAGCAATCAGCTTGACCTTGAGGCCATGATGCAGAGGGGTGGCTTCAGTTGGAGTGTCTACGGTGCAACACAGGGAGATATATCCGCCTATGTTATGAGCCAGATAGCCGCCAGTGCAGGTCAAGTAATCAGCCCATTCAAGAAGGCAAGGGAGAATCTTTATGAAGATATAGCCAATGACTGGCTGCAGGATATTATAGACAGAGGAATAAATCCTTATAGCTGGAAAAGGCCGAAGGGACTCACTGATGATTCAGAAGTTGAAGCTACATTTGAAGTAGAGATTCCTGGCGACATGGTGCAGAGACTAACTGCTGCCCGAATGGCAGACCCAGATTTCCGCCTGAGCTACACCTATGTGCTGGAGAAGTTATTCCCTGATATTAGAGATAGGGCAAAGGAGAAGGCCAGGATATTGGCAGACGGTGCAGCAGTCAATCCTATCAATGGCCTGATCGCTTTGGTGCAGTATCACCGACAGCAAGCAGAATATTTGACTCAGGCAGGAGATTATAAGACTGCAGAGTTATATCAAGCAGCAGCAGAAGCGGAGACTGCCCAGTTGAAGGCAATGGGCAATCCTCAGCAGCAGGAGCAGCGACCTATAGGCACTCGAACTGAAGGCGCCCCACCCAGTATGACAGGAGGAATGTAATGGCATTAGGAAAACTTAAACCTTTCGAACCAGGGAAGCTGATACAGTCAGATTCGGGGCAAGGAGAAGAGGCTGATAAGCCAGTAACTCCTCCTCCCGTTCAGCCTAATGAATATTACAGTGGATATAGGACTGAGCTGGAGAAATACAGTCTGATTGCCAATCAGCAGGCAAAGACATTGCAGACTGTAACTGAGCGGCGCCGAGGCATGGTTGCAAGATCGCAGATGGGCAATCTGTTTCAGCCAGAGTGGAGGGAGCAGACTGAAGAGGAGAAAGGCTTAGTCGCTCAAATGCAAGCGGAGTTTACTTCTTACCAGCAGGAAATGGGCACTGTGCTGAAGGAAGTCCACAGCGCAGAATGGCGATATTCAGTCATGTCAGTATTGCCAACTTTAATGCTCATAAATGGCTATCAGGGGAATGGACTAGACTCTGCTCAGGATGTACTGAAGCTGATACCGAATCAGAATCTTGATGAAGTAGAGCAGCAGTGGCTAACTGATACCTTTGACAAGTTAAGTTATCTTAAGCCGCAACTGCCTGAGGGCATTAGCACAGTCGAAGAAGCCAAGAATAGACTGATGGCATCCCTGACTGCCCAGACTAATTTGCCTATGACTACTCTGGCGGGAAAGACTATTGCAGAAATAGCAGAATACTTTAAGCCCATGAAGGCGGAGCTGCCAGCAGGAATAACAGCAGAGCAGTTCAGGAATATTATATCCTATACTGAACTTCCAGATCAAGATAAGACTGATATTGACAGCTTTATATTACAGAATATGGTCTCGTGGAAGAATGAGGCGTATAGGATTAATCTGATCAGGAAAGGTATCCTCGATGCTAAAGACCCCACTATGCTTCCAAATGAGTTTATCGAAATGACTTTAGCGCAGCCTATGGCAGCGACTTCTGCCTTTATTGATAAGCTGAGTACATATACTATTAGGCCTCTAATAGCTGCTGGAGTAATTAACTTCCCGCTAAAAGTGAAAGACTCTGATGCGGAAGTATTGGAAGGAATCTACAACTCCAAGAAAGCTGAAGGAACTCCTACCTGGCAGGCATTAGGTGAAGCCTACAATGAGTGGGATATGCCCTGGGGCTATAAGATGTTTGCGGAAACAGTCTTTGACCCGACTACTTATGTGGGCTTAGGAGTCTATGCAAAGGTGGTGGATAGTGCAGGAATTATAATTGCCAAGACAGTAGGCAAAGGCGATCTGCTTATAGTGCCTAAGATTGCCGGAAGAAATTCTGCTACCAAAATAGGCGCAGCAGTTGAGGCATTCGAGTCCGGCTGGAATGATCTAGCCGATATACCTTTCAGGAAGCTTAATAATGTCATAAATAAGTTGCCCAAGACTCTAACTCAGCAAAGCAAGGAATATGCAAGGGAAGCAGTCGGGAAATTAATCTCTGCCTCCAACAGAAGAAATCCTCTTGCCCGAGGAATTAAGGGCATGACTGGACAGGAATTGAGAAGCTCAATGGAGTTCTGTCTCCAGCAGGCAATAGAGAAGCCCAGGGAGAACACTGACGCCTTTGTCAATGCAGGAGGGACTATACTAGAGCCTGCTTACTTGGAGCAGGGGCAACTGAAGAGCCTACTGAAAGGCGTAGCCGATGATCTGGACTTTGATATACCTATGCAGGCAAAGATAAATAATCTGATATTGGATATGATGAGTACAGGCACATCAGAATCCGTTACTGCAGGAAAGATATTGTCATTAGTAGGCAAGCCTGCAGCCAAAGGAAATCTATCTAAAGTGGCTAAGAATCTTACTCGCACCAAGCAGAACTTTGTATCTGAAAGAATGAACAGCCTAGTCGGTTCATCGCCAGATCAGATGATTATTAATCTCTTTGATGATATACAGAAGACTAGGCTGAATAATCTAAAGAGTCCTATCAGTCAATACCTAAAGCAGTCCGGCAGAGCAACCTCCTGGATTAGTCGAGCAGCAGAAGCGACTCTGCAATCTAGTGTACTTATATCATTTGAGAGGAAATGTGTACTGCCATTCGCAAGGTGGAATCTGCTATTCATGAACTTTGGG